CAACAAGTATGAATTGATTGGCGAAGGTGATAAGATTCGATTCTTATATCTGCGTACACCGAATCGCATCAAGGAAAATTGCATAGGATTCATAGGTAAATTACCCACAGAGTTTCTATTGACAAACATGGTAGATTATGATACAATGTGGGATAAGAGTTTTATTGAGCCCCTGAACGGTATTATTCAGGGACTGGGCTGGACTGCTCGGCCTCAGGCAACTTTAGCAGGATTGTTTAGTTAGGAGAATGTTATGAAGATATTTACACACACCAGTGTTAGCCTGGTAAAAAGTATTGTTCGAATTGGCGCAGGTGCAGCACTTTGCACTGGCGATTTAGTCGGAGCAGGTGGTTTATTAATTATAGCTGAAATTTTAGGCGTTGCCGAGGAGCTAGTATGAGTTTATTAGATAAGTTACAGAAGAATACAACTATTCGGGATACAGATATCTTAAGCGATAGTAAATTCTTCAATGCCAAGGATTTGATTCCCAGTCCAATTCCCATGGTCAATGTTGCCTTAAGTGGTAAGTTGGATGGTGGATTGGCACCTGGATTAACTGTATTTGCAGGTCCCAGTAAGCATTTTAAGACAGCGTTTGCATTGATGTTGGCCAAGAGCTACCTGGACAAGTATGCGGACGGTGTAGTATTATTTTATGATAGTGAATTTGGTAGCCCACAAAGTTATTTTGACAGTTTTGGCATTGATACCAAGCGTGTACTGCATACTCCAATCACGGACATTGAGCAATTAAAGCATGACAGCATGGCACAGATGGTGAACATTGAGCGTGGTGACCATGTCATGATCATAGTTGACTCAGTAGGTAATTTAGCTTCTAAGAAAGAAGTCGAAGATGCTTTAGAAGGCAAAAGTGTGGCTGACATGACCCGAGCCAAACAGCTCAAGTCTCTGTTCAGAATGGTAACACCACACTTGACCATCAAAGACATTCCCATGATTGTGGTGAATCATACCTATAAAGAACAGGGCATGTTCCCCAAAGATGTGGTCTCGGGCGGAACAGGTATTTACTACAGTGCCGACGCAATCTTCATCATTGGCCGTCAGCAGGAAAAAGATGGTACTGAACTCAAGGGTTATAAGTTTATCATCAATGTAGAGAAGTCCAGATATGTTCGTGAAAAGAGCAAGATACCAGTCGAAGTAGGATTTGAATCTGGCATCAGCAAATGGGGTGGATTGTTGGATGTAGCTCTAGAAGGTGGATTTGTAGTTAAACCCAGCAATGGTTGGTACAGCCATCGAGGTGAAGAAAAGAAATATCGTCTGGATGATACCTATAACAAGGACTTCTGGACACCAGTATTAACAGATCAGGAATTCAAGGATTATGTTGAAAAAAATTATAGAATCAGTAACAGCAGCCTCAACCAGGACCTGGGAGCAGATGACATCGATGCTGCCTATGAAGAAGCCGCTGGAATCACCAAGGTATAGTTTTCTAGAAGATCCCATAGACGATACCACGCACATAGTCATCGAAACCGGTGACGCTGCGGGCGTGGTGTTTCGCTATGGCAAGCTTCGATTTGCCGAAGGTGGTGACAACCTTAATGTCAGATTCAACTATCATGTGGTTAGAAATCCTAACCTATTGACAGATACTGTATTAAAGTCTATAATAATAAGCATACTGGATGACATTCTAAAACGCGAAGCCGATCCAAATCAGGAGTTACATGGACAGAATTGAAAAGACAATATTACGAAATCTCATGCATGATGATGTTTACATGCGTCAGGTTTATCCATTTCTAAGACCTGAATATTTTGGCAATGCTGATCAGAGAGTGTTTAAACTGATCTCGGCTTTTATTGATCAGTATAATGCCTGCCCAAACATCGAGGCTCTGGACATAGCTCTGCAGAACAGTAATGTCAACGAAACTGATTTCAAAACAGCAGTAGATTTAATCCGAGAGTTACAGCCAACTGATGTAAATAAAGAATGGTTGGTGACTGAGACAGAGAAATTTTGCAAAGACAAGGCGGTGTACAATGCCATACTTAAGTCCATTGAAATTATCGACGGTCGTGATAAAAAACATACTACGGAAGCCCTTCCAAGCATCCTGCAGGAAGCTCTGGCAGTTGGTTTTGATAACCATGTCGGCCATGATTATATTAACGATGCTGGTCAGCGATTCGACTTTTATCACCGCGTTGAGAGTAGGGTGCCTTTTGATCTAGATCTGTTCAATAAGATTACCAACGGTGGTATGCCCAACAAAACCCTGAATGTAGTACTGGCCGGCACTGGTGTGGGTAAAAGTTTGTTCATGTGTCATGTTGCGGCTGGCACTCTGGCTCAGAGTCGTAATGTACTGTACATTACCATGGAAATGGCCGAGGAGCGCATTGCTGAACGCATAGATGCCAATCTCATGAACATTGACATGGATCAGCTGCACGATCTGGGCAAACAGATGTATGATAATCGCATTGATAAAATCAAGGAACGTACTCAGGGCCGATTGATCATCAAAGAATATCCAACCGCGGGTGCTCATTGTGGACACTTCAAGGCCTTATTAAATGAGCTGGCCCTGAAGCAGAGTTTCAGACCCGACATCATAATCATTGACTATCTGAATATCTGCACCAGCAGTCGTATCAAACAGGGAGCCGGAGTAAATTCATATACCTATATCAAAGCCATAGCCGAAGAAATGCGAGGACTGGCAGTTGAGCATAATGTGCCCATACTGAGCGCTACTCAGACCACTCGTAGTGGTTATGGCAGTACTGATGTAGAATTGACAGATACCAGTGAGAGTTTTGGACTGCCAGCCACAGTAGACTTCATGTTTGCTCTGGTCAGCACCGAGGATCTAGAAGAGTTAAATCAGCTCATGGTCAAGCAGCTTAAAAATCGTTATAATGACCCAACTGTGAATCGTAAATTCATGATAGGCGTGGATCGAGCCAAGATGAAGTTATATGATGTAGAAGCGTCAGCTCAACGAGGCCTGAGCCAGAGTGGTCAGGTAGCCGAAGAGCTGGATGTTAAGTTTGGCAGTAGTATTCGTAATAGTCGTGATTTTTCAGGTATAAAAGTGTAAACCGATAAATATTTTGATCTGGGGGGATCATGTATCTAGCAGCTCGTATAGATCGTAGATTAATGCAACTGGAGTCCAAATGGACTGGCCGTATGCGAAAGTCTACAATTGTACGCCAGCTACAGGAAGTGGTCAAGCCTTTTGGCGCTCTGGTATTATGGGAAAAGAATCCCAAGCTCAAGGCTCAGGATTATTGGATCAAGGCCTTTTATTATTGGCAACGCCGCAACCAACCCATAGAAATCATACTGGAATTTTCAGGTAAAAGCCCTAATTTTAACTGGGGTCCAACCGACATACGCCATACCTTATTTTGCCTGAGCCAGGCCCTGCAGCACGAACTCATACACAAGAGTCAGTTTACCCGACGCGATCCAGACAACTATAAATTTGATTACTATCAGGCCATAGATCACAGAAAGACCGGCGAAGACAAAGAACAGATCGAATACCTGAGCATGTTTGATGAGATGGATACCTTTGGCCATGACATAGCCATGGAAATTCGATATCACTATCCCAAGGAAGATCCTTTAAAAGTACTGCGCAACATACATCGTCGTCGTAAAATACAGAGTTATGGTTATTATAAAAAAGCCTTTGCCGGTGTGGATAACTGGAAACTGGTGCACGACAGAATTCTTAAGAAAGCCTTTAAATGGTTACCGCATGTAACCGTCATGGAAAAACAATGACAACTATCATCATCTATGCACTCTGGGCCGTGTTATGCTGGCTCTGCTACAACATAGGTTGGCAAAGCGGTGTAGCCGCTGGAACCCAGGCCAGTCTCAAGGTATTACTGGACGAAAAGATCATACACATCAACAACAGTACCCATGAAATCTCCCCGGGTCATGGTAAAGCCATGAACTTCCAACAGCTCGTCGACAGCGCTGATCCCATAGAAAAATAACCCCTGTTTTAAAGTAAAACAAATAACTTGACAGCAGTGCCAAGTTATTATATACTCTTGTTTGTAAATTAAGGAGATAACCATGGCAGACGAAATACAGCAGGACGACGACTACCGTCAGGGAGCCGAACAGCATCAGCAGGAACTGGAGTTTCAGGAATGGTTACTGTCTAAAAAACAGGCAGAAAATAAAGATGCTTATAAATCAATGAGTTATAAAAATACCTAAAATAATCAATGATTTAGCAGGCTTGACATTTTGGTTCATTTATCATATAATACCTGTATGTTAAATAAGAAAGGAAAGCAAATGGCAAAATTTACATATGATGATAACCTTTATAGCGATCTACACAAAGACGCCTATGGTTTTAGACCCAGCGAATTTAGTAATAGTTTGTGGAGTGAACTGAATCCTGTGGATAAACAGATTGAATGGGATCATTTGATCAAGGTAAGTGCGGAGCGTTACGAAAACGAGGTGCAGGAACAAAAACAAGCCGCTCATGATCTCGAAGTAAGACTTCAGGATTTAATGATGGCCGGCGCCAAGGACCGAAACATGGCCGTGCGTTGGTTAGATGAAGCCTACGAAACCAATGGTGACAAAGAATACCTTTGTTATAAACTCAATGTCCCCTATGGTTATTTTGGGGCTTGACATTCGGTTCAAAAGGTGCTATAATACCTGTATAATAATTAAAAAGGAAAATTGATATGGCAGAGTTCAAAACAGTAGCAATGTTGACTTTAAGTAATATAGGCGGTGATTTAGACAGTGTTCATGCCGAAGGTACAACGCAGGAAGACATCAAACAGGCATTGATTAAAATGGTGTCCAATGGCATTTTTGAAATTGGTGATAGTATTCATATTGAAGAAGTTGAAACGGAGATTGTATAATGTTAAATCAAACTCATTTAGATCAGTTGTATGATATATTAAAAAGTGATTATGCTTCCAGTGGTTTTGACCCAGGCCGATTTCAGATTGGTTTCAAGGCCGGTAAAAAGTACGTAAAAGTCACCACGGGCTCAGGTGGAACCAATCGATCATGCTGGGGCTTTATAGTAAAAGAGGCTTTTGGTAAATTTCGTTCAGGCGATATACTCAAGGCAGCTAGCTGGAACAGCCCAGCCCTGAATCAGGCCAGAGGCAATGTCATAGACGGTGGCTATTGTGTGCAATGGACTGGTCCACAGTATTTAAAATAAAAGGAAAATAAATTATGGTTAAAACGTATAAAATTGAAGTTGTAAAAGATGGAAAGATATTCGCAGACTATTTTAACAAAGGTAGTATTGCCAAGGAATGGGTGAAGATGATTAACAGCCGCACCAGACAGACCGGTGTTAGGGCAAAATTCAAGGGGATGAAATTACATGGTGCCTAAACCGTTGGAAGTAGAAGGAATCCAGAATGAGAATCTGGAAGAAGCCGAAATGGGTCAGCTGCATGCTATTCATAATAACATGAATGCCATAGCTGCTATCAGATCCAAGATAGGCGTAGGGCTGGGTCTGAGCCATTGTGAAGACTGCGGGGAGAAAATACCCCAGGCTCGCAGGCTTGCAGTTCCGGGGGTTTGCCTGTGTGTAGACTGCCAGGAATACGCCGAGAAAGTTGCCTTAAAAACAGGCAGATTAGTGCCTAAAAATGAGGCAGAAATATAGGCAAAAACAGGCAAAAAAGGCTTGACTCTTCGAATCGTTTCTATATAATAACAGTATGTTAAATAAAAAAGGAAACGAAATTATGGAAAATTTATTAGATATCGAAGTGTTTGAGCAAGTGTATAGATTCCGAGTAGTTCGTTGCATGAACGACGAATTACGAAATCCTGAAAAAGAATGGGATTTGGTTTTCAGTTCAGACAGCCTAAAGCAGGCCATGAATGTCTGTGCTCAAGAAGGCCTGACCCATGGTTACCCAGGCGGTGTTTATTTTACCAAAAATAAATTTGGTGATGAGTTCAAAGTTGTCGACGGAGGTGCTGTATGATGCAAAATTTAATCAATGAAATTAACCAAAAGGTTGAAATATATGTAGGCACCTTGACCGAGGTCAGGGGTCAGGATCTAGGCCTAGATGAACGCGTTGGTAAAGTTTATACCGATGGGTTTGAAGGCATAGTTGTACACAAAAAGTCAGATAGTAATATTCAGTACTACGGTGGCTTTGATTATGTAGACAAGTATTATCGTCAGGTGTTGGGTGATTATGTATTTTACATGGCTGGCGATGATCGTGTTGATGATTGTTTAGATGAATATAGAAATTTGGAGAATGTATGATTAATTTAGCTCAGTATCGCAGTCCCAAAGATGATTGCAGCGTGTATTATTGGATTCCCATACAGCATCTGGCTGAGGTGCGTAAAAGATTGGGTGGTAAGTATTTTAGAATTGTTTATAGAGGCCCCAGACTCAATGCGTTGAAAAGTTTTACACCCAAGCGCTGGGCCGTGGCTTTTAGTGTTTATGAAAAAGGAAATTTATGTTATTAAAAGAAATTATTGCTAAGCATCAGATTGATGTGGATTTGTTTGTAAATGGTTCAGATTTATCTGAAGAGTTGTATGATGATCTATATGAGTATTATGCGTTCACCATCAATGCCATGCCCTATGGCACGGCCAAGGCCCGAGACGGTGATCCGTTTGAATGGGTCACAGAACGATTTGAATCAGATGTATGGGTGTAAAAAGTGCTTGACTTTTTGAATGAATTACTTTATAATAGGAGTATAATATGAAAAAAGATAAAAAAATTTACCCAACTGCCCAGTACCCGTTTGAAATACGAGTGAACAGCAAAGGGTTTGTAAAGAATTCCAGTGGTTGGAATCGCGATGATACCAAAGACATAGTCAAATTGGTCATTGTTGCGTTGGTGGTAGTCATAGCGGCTACCTTATTTGGTTATTTAAATTAATTGAGGAGTAATATATGAGTAAGTTTATGGTAGCAGGTGTTAGTAAGAATAGTAAAGGTCAGTGGAAGATGAGATATTCAACTCTTTCAGTAGCTGATACTAATCTTCGTCAGTTAGCAGCTCGAAATACCGACATCTTTTTGACAGATTTACCCAAGGCAATGTCTCGTGAAGACGCGGCCAAGTATCTGACAACAGTTGCTGGTATCAAGGCTAATGCAGACTTTTTGGCAACAGTTAATCGCGCAGTTGGTATCACAACAGTAGCCGCAGTTAAAATGCCGGTGAAACCAGCAGCAGTTAAAGTTGATGCTAAAATCGCAGAATTGGCAGGTGCCTAATGTTTGAATTCTTATTTTCAAAACCAGCTGTAGGGAAGACCGCCCCTACAATCTGGGTTTCAGAAGTGCGGTCAAAATCCGAAGGAGTCGTTATGACAAAGCATGAGAGAATCTTAGCAGTACTTGAGAAAACTGGTCCATCAAACAGTGGCTATACAGCAGGTCAGTTAGCTGGTTTGGTAAACACCACAGTTCCATCAGTACGAGCAAGAATCAGTGAGTTGAGACGTGCAGGTTATAGCGTGTATGCAAATACACGTGCTAAAGACAATAAAACATTCTACCGTCTTGGCAAACCTAGCCGTGAAATGGTTGCACAAGCCTATGCAGTATTTGGCGCGCAAGCATTTAACAAGTAATAGCACGACCAACTGGGTGGTTTAATTCCTTTTACCATCCCCCAAGCAGCCTGCTTGGGTGTGTGCAGAACGATCTGTATAGACCCAAGTAGGTTCTTTATTATGGAGGTACTATGAGTAAGCCAGGTTATTTGCCCTTGAATTGGGCCGAGGAAGAACGCAAGGCCAAAGAGCTGGAAGCCAGCATAGTCCTTAGTGCCTGCGATGCCATGGATGTATTTTGTGATAAGTTAGAAGGTCTGGGCATAGTCATACGCGACACTCAGGCAGATTCAATTGTCAATGACATGATACAGGCCGCTATGCGAACTATTTCAGGTGAAGATGATGAGTGATATAATACTATCCATAACAGAAGCTAAACGACGAATAAAAGAAAACAAAATCTACATGGATCAGGTTATAAAAAATAACTTTAAAAAATTAGATTTAACAAAACTTCATACCTATGAAAATAGAGCAGGCGAAAGAACTGCTTTAGCTTTATCCCCAAAGATTTTTGATATCCTAGTAGCTAGTTTATGTAATGGCCTAGCTTATGCAGATAGAAGCACTGGAGCGGATGGTGTAGTTTTAAAAAATGGAAAGTTAGTAGATAGTGAATTTAAATCGACTTTTGTTACACCTAAATTTTTAACCTTTGGTCCGCAGGGTGGTATTGGTTATAAAAAGAAAAATTTTGCATATGCTGCAGGTGCTAGTTGGCATATTAATAGTTCCGATCATTTACAAACTAAAAAAATTGATACTTATTTTGGTGTATTTGATGATGAAAACGGAAAGATTTTGGATCTATTAGTTATTCCAAAAAATAAAATTTTAAATTATCTAGCAAACTCAGGTGGTAAAACTAACTACCTACATATCATACCCTGGAGTAAATTTAAAGAATGGGGTAGCCCAGTAAGTAAAAAACAACCATATATTGGCTATGATGCCTTTATAGAAGAGCAAAGAAACCTAAGAAACTAACCCATTGATTTACAAGTACTTTTTCTGTCTATAATTTAGACACGACCCCCAGAAACAGCCTAGAACACATTTGTTTGTACTAGGCTATATCCTGATATTACCCCCAACAAACAAATACGTGCTAGATAAATAGCCTTGTACATCAAGGAGTTAGCATGGCATTAACTGCACAGGACATAACAACAATTGATAAATTCATGGTAAAGAACCATGGCAAAGAAAACATCACCAAGGTGGCCAAGACCTATACCATCAT